CAACCGGCACGACAGGTAAACAGTCGCGCCGTCAATCATCGCTGCCCGATACCCGGCCGAGCGCATCGCCGAACCGAACTGCGACGGGCCAAGCCTCACCGCATCGGGCGCCCAGGCTTCCAGATCGGCCCGTAGCGCGCTGGCCTGGGTAGCGACTGCCTCGAGCTCGCCCCCGGGTCCGATCGCGCCGACAACCCGCTCCACGCGCGCCGCGATCCATTCAGGGAACGCGGAGTCAGGCACCACGTATCGGCCACCCCCCGAATCCACCAGGCGCCGTGCGATCGAATCCACGGCCCGGCATACCCGAGAAGCCGGGATCTCCATCCGCTCGGCAACGGCCGAAACCGCGTGGTCCAGCACCAGCACTCGGTATGCTGCCTTCAGGTTCTCTTCGGTCATGCGCGACTGCGCCGCAGCTGCCTCAAAAACAGGCAGCGGAACCCGCTTCGGCCTGGTGTTTACCCTCATGCCCGCCTCTCACCCCGACAGCCGGGGCACGATTCACACTATAACTCAGATCACCCGAATCATGCAACCCCGAAAACGCCCATCTCCAGGCCATATATTCACACCCCCTATCGTTATTACCTTGTTAAAAACGTACGCGCGGGGGAATAGGTGACAATTGGGGGCGCATCAGTGAGCTCATTCTAGACCGGGTGTTAAGCATACCCGGGGGGGTATTCGTGAATAATGGGGACAGATCATCGGGGGATCCATCGGCCACTTTCCCCCTGTAACTGCCTCAAAATGAGGCAGAGTGTCGTCAAAACTGGGGTTTGGGCGACAATTCGGACGATCTGGCGCGGCGGTATTCCAATCCGGCATGGCCCTATGCCGAATCCGCATGGCTGGTGATCGGGGCTCGAGCTCGGCCTGGGAGCGGCCGGACACTCGGGGCCATTCCGCCGGGTTCAGCACCTAATCGCCAGGCCCGCGTAGTTCACATAACGCCCGTTAGCGTCTATCGACTGGGATTCTGTCGGCTAGAAGACGTAATCGCCCGCCGGCGGTATCTTTCGCGGGGCCGATCGGGACCGGGGCCACCTGGGCTCGCGGCCTGGCCTCGAGCGATCGAGGGAATGGTTCGGCCGGCCGCTTGGACCCGGGCCGAGGCGGCGCGCGCCGACAACTGGCCGAGCGCGATGGACAGGGATGCGGCGCGTGCGTGTGCCCCCACCCTTCCTCCCCCCAGGAAAAAACCGAAGTTTGGAATTGGTGTGGTTTGGAATTGGTGCGGTTTGGAGGCTGTGCGGCTGGGGCGTAGACTGTGGCGCTGCTGGGCTGACGGGGGTGTCGGACTGGCGTCTGCCTGGGGGTTTCTGATGGCCGAATTGCGTCTGGTCGAGGGTGGTTCCGGCGGCCCGCCGCCTGCCGATTCAGCGACGTTCTCGCTGGAGAATTTCAAGGCGTTCTGTGCTGCGCTGAAGGTGGACACGAAGAATCGGGGTCAGATCAGTCTGTCGTGGGACGAGATGATGGGCACGCAGCGGTTCTTCGTGGAAGAGGTTGCGAGTGGTCTGGCGGAGGGGGTTCACTCGTTCGTGGTGCTGAAGGGGCGGCAGCAGGGTATTTCGACGGTTTGCCTGGCGCTGGATCTGTACTGGGCGATGAAGCATCCGGGGATGTCTGGGTCGCTGGTGACGCACGACGAAGAAGCGAGGGACATGTTCAAGACGACGATCGAGATGTACCTGGACGGGTTGCCGCTGAAGTTTCGTGTGCCGGTTGCGGCGCACAACCGGACGCAGTTGGTGTTCAAGAACAGGAGTCGGGTGGCGTACCAGGTGGCGGGGACGCGGAAGAACTCGAAGCTGGGGAAGGGGAAGGGGCTGACGTACCTGCACGGGACGGAAGTCGCGGAGTGGGGGGACGAAGAGGGGTTTGCGTCGTTGCAGGCGGCGATGTCGGAGACGCACCCGGATCGGCTGGAGATCTACGAGTCGACGGCGCAGGGGTTCAATTTCTTCGCGGACTTGTGGGACCGGGCGGAGGATTCGGTTTCGATGAGGCAGGTGTTCATCGGGTGGTGGAGGAACGAGGCGTACCGCAAGGAGCCGGGGTCGAACGAGTACCGGGTGTACTGGGACGGGAAGTTGCTGCCGGAAGAGAGGAAGTGGGTGCGCGAGGTCGAAGAGCGGTACGGGTACGAGATCCAGCCGGAGCAGATCGCGTGGTGGCGGTGGATGCTGAACGAGAAGATCGGCGACCAGGAGCTCATGTACCAGAACCACCCGCCGACCGCGGAGTATGCGTTCGTGGCGTCGGGGACGAACTTCTTCTCGACGGCGCGGCTGTCGGATGAGGCGAAGGTGGTGAGGAAGATGCAGCTGCCGGACCTGTTCCGGTTCGTGCTGCGTGACAACTTCGAGGACTGCGACATCACGGAGACGATCGAGAAGCACTGCAATCTGCGGGTGTGGGAGCACGCGGAAGACGGCGGGATGTATGTCGTCGGCGCGGATCCGGCGTATGGCTCGAGCGACTGGGCGGATCGGTTCTGCGCGTCGGTGTGGCGGTGCTACGCGGACGGGATGGAGCAGGTGGCGGAGTTCTGCACGGAGTCGTGCAACACGTACCAGTTCGCGTGGGTGGTGCTGTACCTGGCGGGGCACTACCGGAACACGATGATCAATCTGGAGATCAACGGGCCGGGGCAGGCGGTGTGGCAGGAGATCCAGTCGATGAGGCGCAATGCGGCATCGAACCCGAAGAATCCGGTGTCGCAGAAGATCCTGTTCGTGGTGCAGAATCTCCAGAACTACCTGTACCGCCGGCTGGACGGGTTCTCGCGGCCGAGCGCGTACCACTGGAAGAGCACGCCGGACACGAAGGAGAGGATGCTGAACTTCTTCAAGGACAACTTCGAGCGCGGGTCGTCGGTCGTGAGATCGAAGGGGTTGCTCGAGGAAATGCAGAAGGTTGTCCGCGAAGAGGGTCAGTTGGGGGCGCCTGGGCGCGGGAAGGATGACCGCGTGATTGCCGCGGGCCTGGCTCATGTGGCGTGGGCTGACTTCGTGAGGAACCAGTGCATCGCGAAGGGCCTGATGAAGCCGAAGGTCGGCGGCCAGGGTGACGTGAAGCCGCAGGTGCAGGTGATCCACCCGTCGATGAAGGGGTGGCTCGAGCGTATCGGGGTGAAGGCGTGAAATCCCAGATCGAGCGCTACCGCCTGACCGACACGCCGCGCACGGACGGCCTGCTGCGGCGGATCGACTACATCCGGGCGACGGCGCAGATGTCGAGGACCGGCATCACGGCGCCGCCCGGGAACAACCCCTACGAGGGGGACTTCAGCATCATGCCGCTGGACGAGATCCGGCGCATCCTGTCGAAGTACCACCAGTCGAAGAAGGGGCGGCAGAAGCAGATGACGATCACGAACATCGCGCGGGCGGCCGGGCTGACGTCCGGGGACGAAATATCCGGGACCGGGCGCCAGCAGTTGCTGCACATCATCCGAGGGGAGCCGCACCGGCTAGGACGCAAGACGCTGCGCGCGCTGACGCGGGTTCTGTTGCAGATCGAGAACGGCACGCTGGTGAAGATCGACGGCAAGCTCGTGCATCAGGTCGCACCGACGAAGAAGCCGGAAATGGTCTTCAGGGTTTGCCTGGGGCCAGATGGTCGTGCAACAATCACGCGAGCCCCGGCCCCACCCGCTCCGAAGCAGATGCCGAAGCTGTTCGCCGACTTTCGACTGCCTGGAGAGAAGTGACATGGCGATCCTGAAAGAGTGGTCCTGCCTGGCACACGGCGCGTTCGATGGTCCGTCGATGGATGATGGCTCGAACCCGCCGTGCCCCCACGGGTGCGGAATCTCGATGGTCGAGCGCGCGTTTCGCACCGCTCCCACGATCCAGTCGCAGGGCTACCGGAACATCAATCGCACGTTCGAGTCGCTGGCGGCCGAGCACGGGCTGACGGACATGAACAACCGCGCGGCGGCGCAGGACGGGGTGAGCATGCGCCGCTCGACGCCGGACACGTACCGCCGGCTGAACCAGGCGACCGAGCTCGTGATGCAGTCGAGCAGGGCCGGACTGGTCGGGCAGGATGCGTCGCAGTTCTTCAAGCCGCTGTCGCAGTTCCAGCCCGGCAGCACGGGCGAGGGCGGCGTGCTGCATCGCGCCGGAGAGGGCGTGTACGCCGGCGGCATCCCGCTCGCAGCGCCACGCGCGCAGATCGAGGCGGTGCCCTACGAAGGCAAGGGCGACGGCCTGCCGGCGGGTGACGAGTCGTGAAGATCCCGGGCGAGAACGAGCAGGGCGGCTACGCGAGGCTGCAACTCTATCGCGACGTGATCGACAAGTGCTTTTACTCGTTCGAGAAGAGGCGCCAGCAGTACGAGACGCTGAAGAGCTACTACCTGCGCGGCAGCGCGCAGGGCGACGACCCGACGCCGTACAACAAGGTCGAGCCCGTCGTCGACACGCTCACGGCGTTCCTGTACTCGGCGGATTCGACCCGGTTCTCGGCGCATCTGCCGCCTGAGGTTCCGAACGAGGAATGGGCGAAGGTCGGCCCGATCTCGAAGGCGATGAATTCCGAGTGGATGCACTGCGGCGCTGACCAGTTGTTCAGCCAGGCGCTCGACTGGGCCGCGGTCTACAACTCGACTTTCGTGAAGGTTCTCACGAACGATGGCCACATCGTTCCGTACCTCGTCGACCCGCACTGCATCGGCGTGTTCCGCGAGGACATCGTAGGCCTCGATCGGCAGGAAGCGATCGCGCATCGGTACTACATCACGCGCTCGCAGCTCGAGTCGGACCTGAAGAACCACCCGAGCAGTGCCTCAATTTTAAGCAACATCGCCGCGAAGCCGGTGCAGGCGCGCGACGACATGCCCGAGGCGTTGCGCCGGATCATCGTCACGAACATGGCGAGCGCGGTGGGGCCGCTCACGCCGGGCGGCACGGTCACCGGCAGCGGGTCGCTGATCCTGCCCGACCAGATGTCGGCCGAAGTGGTCGAAATGACCGAGCTCTGGATTCGGGACGACGACATCGACGGCAAGGGACGCGCCGACTGGCGCACCGTCACGATGGCCGAGGGACCGGTGGTGGTCTACGACAGGCCGAACATCTTCGTAGCCGGTGAGCACCCGTTCGCCCAGGTGTGCCCGATACCGATGAACGGGTATTTCTGGGGCGGGTCGTTCGTCGCGAAGCTGGTCGGTTTGCAGGCGTGGCGGAACAAGCGCGTCGACGAGATTCAGCGGCTTCAGGCGCTCGAGGCAAAGCCGCCGGTGGCCCTGACCGGGTTCTCGGGCCTCGTGGACGAGACGAACTTCGCGCTGAACATGCCGGGCGGCGTGCTGAACAACAGCGACCCGATGGGCAAGGTCGAGAGGTTTGCGGTGAAGGTGCCGGACGACCTGTTCTCCGGCCTGCGCGAGATTGACGAAATGTTCTCCGAGGCGGCCGCGCTGCCGCCGCTGCTGATGGGCCGCGGCGAGACGGGCGTGCGCTCCGGCCGGCAGACGAGCGAGCTATCTCGCCTGGGCAGTTCGCGGATCAAGAAGCGCGCGCTCGCGATCGAGGACAACCTAGAGTACCTCGCGACGAAGATGTTCAAGGCGTTGCGGAAGTACGACGACACGGCCTACCTCACCGAGCCTCTCGAGCCCGGGTCGAAGCCGGTGAAGTTCATCTTCAAGCAAGCGCCCGACGACGCGATCATCAAGGTGGACGCGCACTCGAACTCGCCGCTGTTCATCGAGGACCAGAAGGCGCTCGCGCTGACACTGATCGAAGCGCACGCGATCGACCGCGAATCGTTCATCGACATGCAGAACCCGCCGATGAAGGACGTGCTCATGCGCCGGCTGAAGACCATCCAGCACAACGAGGCCGAGGCCGCGAAGGCGAAAGCACAGCACGAGACGCAGGTCGCGCAAGTGAAACACTCGCCAGGCCCGGTGCCGGGCGTGAAGGGCTGACATGACGATCACCGCAGAACCGGAAGTCTCCGAA